TTTACCGCAAGTGCGAAGGTAGATTATCCACCGGAAGTAGTGGATAAGATGGGAAATCCGATCATCAATCAGTCAGAAGTGTACAGCGGAATGTACGGACGAGTGAACGTGAATTTCTTCCCTTACTCATTTGGAGGGAAGAAAGGAATTGGATGTGGACTGGGTCCGGTTCAGAAGTTGGAAGATGGGGAAACCCTGTCAGGGGGACACGTATCCGCTGCACAGGCGTTCGGAGCGCCACAGCCGGCATCAGCAACACATCCACAAAATGGGGGAGTTCAGATCAATCCTATCACAGGACTTCCGATGTAATTTTTTGCGGAGTCGAAAGACTCCGCATGTTTAAAAGGAGAAGATACGGATGAGGCATCATCTATCGATAGATATAGAGACAAAAAGCAGCATAGATATTGGAAAAGCTGGATTATATAAATATGCACAGTCTCCGGATTTTGCAATCCTTTTATTTGCCTACAAATGGGATGATGATCCGGTTCAGATTGTGGATCTTGCTACAGGTGAATTGATTCCGGACTGGATACTGGACGAGCTTGTAGATCCGGATACGATCAAACACGCATATAACGCAGCCTTTGAATGGTACTGTTTAAATCGCGCTGGATATATGACTCCTTTGGAGCAGTGGCGATGTACTATGATGCATGGTCTGTACTGCGGATATACAGCAGGTCTGGACGCAACCGGAAAAGCAATCGGACTGCCGCAGGATAAGCGGAAGTTGACAACAGGAAAAGCACTGATCCGATATTTTTGTGTACCATGTAAACCGACAAAGACGAACGGGAACAGATCATGGAACTTGCCAAAACATGCGCCTGAAAAATGGGTGCTTTTTAAAGATTACTGCAAGCAGGACGTAATAACAGAGTACGAGATTTTGAAACGGTCGGAGCAGTATCCAGTTCCGGAAGAGGAAGAGCTCTTATGGCAGATGGATATTCGGATGAATGCGTACGGAGTTCGTGTGGATGAGGAGCTGATCAACGGGGCTCTGGCTATCGACGCGATCAGCAGTGAAAACCTGACGATGGAAGCTATTGATATTACCGGACTTGGAAATCCGAACAGTGAAATATGATTATATGCCAATCTTTACCGGTCCGCAGGGAATCGGAAAGAGTACGTTCCTGCGGATACTGGGAAAAGACTGGTTTTCCGATTCCCTGACTAGTTTTGAGGGGAAAGAGGCCGCAGAACTTATACAGGGAACGTGGATCAATGAGGTGGGGGAGTTGACTGCCATGACAAAGCAGGAGACCAATGCGGTCAAGCAGTTTTTAAGTAAGACAGACGATATCTACCGTGCCGCCTATGGGCGCAGAACGAACAAATATCCGCGCCGCTGCGTCTTCTTCGGAACGAGCAACGAAGAAGAGTTTTTAAAGGACATGACGGGAAACAGACGGTTCTGGCCAGTGGATGTGGGCGTGCACCCGGAAAAGAAGTCCGTGTGGCAGGATCTGCCGCAGGAAGTGGATCAGATCTGGGCGGAAGCGTACACCTATTGGATTCTTGGAGAACCTTTGTATATGACCAAGGAAGAAGAACAGCTGGCGGAAGAGATGCAGGAGAGCCACAGAGAGGCATCCGGAAAGGAAGGGCTGATCCGTGAATTTTTGGAACGGTTGATTCCTACAAACTGGAATCAATTAAGTCTGTCTTCAAGACGGCAGTACTTCGCCGGTAATTTGCGTCTCCCGGAAGGAACAGAGCTTGTAAAACGAGATAAGGTGTGTGCAATAGAGGTGTGGACAGAATGCTTTAATGGAGAAGTACGGTTTATGAAAAAAACAGACAGCATGGAAATCAACAGTATATTGGCATCCATGAAAGGATGGAAGAGGAATAAAAATGTAAGGCGATATGGTCCGCACGGAGTTCAGAAAGGATTTGAAAGGGTGTAAACGTTATGCGTATACCATACGAAAAAATGCGGTTTACGGAGAAAAATAGCGATGTAAACCGAGTAAACGGTAAATTTTTAAAAGTTTACGTACTTAGTTGTCAGGAAAACCCAGTAAATGCAAAGGTTTTTAAGTATATGTAAACTATGTAAACCAACTTTCTATAGTAATGAAAAAATATATAGGTTAGGTAAATATACCTGTTGTACCTAATGTACCTAAATTACCTAATTAAGATATCTCATTACATATTATAGGGAAGTTGGTTGCGGCAAGCCGGAAAGGGGTGGATATTCTTGAGAAGAAATTTAAAAGGTGTTCGTTCCGAAAAAACAGAAGAAAGTGAGAAAGAAAAATGCTTGATGAAAATAGAGTTCTCTGTGCAGAAATGCTGTTGTCAAAATTTTTTGTGGGGAAGAAAAGTACAACAGCGAAAGAGGCGATGCTTTATGTGAAGGGGATGATGCAGGGAGAAGGTGTTAGAAAAAGTGAGATAAGAGAGGCAAGAAAACGCCTCAGCATAGGAACTGAAAAAGTAACCGAAGGATACGTATGGTCTTGGGAGAATCCTATTGACCCGGAAATTATGTGGAAAATAAAAAGCGAGGAATTTATGACATGAAAGAAAGAGAAGTAGAAAAAATGCTGGTGGACGGAATCCGAAAACTGGGCGGCAGAGCGTTCAAGTGGGTAAGCCCCGGTAATGACGGTGTGCCGGATCGGATTGTAGTTCTTCCCGGGTTGCCTGCAATTTTTGTAGAGCTGAAAACAATAACAGGGAGACTGACGTCCCTACAAAGGGTGCAGCTGAAAAGATTAAAAGACTTAGGTCAGACAGTGATGGTACTTTACGGGGAAAAAGAAGTGACAGAATTTTTGAAGGAATGTGAGGAGGTGATGCTACATGATGTTCAAACCGCACGGTTATCAGCAATACTGCATAAACAAAATCATTGAGATTAAAAAAATCGGGCTTTTTTTGGACATGGGTTAATGGTTTGGGAAAGACAGTCACGACCCTGACTGCGATCCGTGAATTGAAGTATAACCGGTTCCAAGTGAAAAAGGTGCTGGTGATCGCACCGAAAAAAGTAGCGGAGGGTACATGGACGAAAGAGAAAG